CGCATTTGGCGCTATCCCTTTGGAAATTTGTGGCAAAATACTCAGACCTTCTCAGAGGCCTCTCTGAGCTCTTTTAAGGCCCTTCTAATGCTATCGGCCAGGGTGACATTCCCCTTAGCTTCCACAGCCCTTAGAGCCTCTTCTAGGGCCCTCTCACGAGGACTTGTCATTGTTCAGTGCAAAACGGGCAGTCATCCTCATCTCATCGAAGAAATCACTGCCGCTCTCTGAGTACACACCCTCAGTCAACGGAGGCTCCTTCACTTCAGCCTGTTCAAAGGCACGAATGGCCTCATCAACAGCAGCGGTGGTCTTGTAATCAATGACCTTGTCCTGCAACCAGACCAACAACCCATAGACGAGGAAATCAAGGGGCTTCACCAGATAGGGCTGTAAGCCCTTGTAAGCGTCTTTAAACTCATTTAGGACCAACCTATCCAACATCAGCTTTAAACCCCCTTAGAGACGCTTCTAGGGGCCACTGATGAAGATCCTCCCCCTCCCACTGATCAGCAGTAGAAGAAGATCGACCTTCAATGGCTTGACGACACTCGTTGGCAAGTTGTTGAAGGTCAATGGCTTTGTATTGGGTATTTGCGTTGAAGCTCATCAGTATTTGACAACAACAACCGAACTGGTCTTGGCGTCAAAGCTGCGGTCTTTGGCTTGACGATCTGTGAGTCGACCAGAGAAGGTCTTACGGGTAGCGAGGGACGCTTTAGGGAAGAGGGCCATTGATACAACCGAAATAAGCTTGAAAGACAGTGGGCAGTGCCTTACGGAGTGTCTCCTTGCACTGGAGGGCGATGATCTGGTGTTCACGCTGGGTGCCATTAGCAGATCGCAGATCGATGTAATGCAGCCAGGAGCGGACACTGCCAGCCATGTAGAGGCGGGTGGGAGTGGCTAGGGGAAGTACATCCCGAGCACACTCCTTAGCGATCCCAGCAGACACCATCTCCCGGTAGATGTCTTCTGTCTCAGCAAAGAGGCGGGAGATACGACGGGTAAACCCCATCACCACAGCACTATCGAGATCATCGATGCTGTTCTGACGGTTCTTGGTGTCTTGACGGCGGAGCTGAGGGGCTCTAGCAAAGTCAAGGCTGGAGACATCGGCATACCGCTGAGAGAACTCTTGGAAGGAGAAGCTCCGATGTCGGAGGATCTGAGCAGCGATAGAGCGGGTGGTGTTAATCTCCATCACCACATGAGCCATCTCGAAGGGAGACCAGTGCTGGTGGGTGATGAGGTAACGAATCAGTCTCTCACTATCAGGGTTATCCTGATTCTGAGGGTTAGAGACCCTGGCACAGTAAGCAATCAGCTCTTCTGCTTTAGGAGTGACTGAGATCAGAGAAACATCAGACATGGAGAGTGGGTATACGGCTATATATAATATGGAGGATGATATTCTGTCTTACAAAGTAAACGGCTATATTCTCCCATATATAATATATTCTACTTATTAGTGCTGTCTTGTTTTGTGTGTGTTCTCTTCACCCTCCCCCCTATAGTCCCCCCTCCCATGAGGGGGACTGTGTTCTATGAGGGGGAGGAAAGGGCCCCGTCTTTCAGGGCCCTTATCACCGCAAAATCCACACTGAGGAGCACCACTTCCTCAGCGTAAGCGGACACCTAGGCGCTAACGAGAGGGAGAAGTCCAGTCATAGACTGGTTTATTGCCACGTATTGCCTGTTTAAAGCTGAGGCCCAATACAAGGCAATCTGTGGCCTGTTGTGGCGCCTCCAGGAAGGCTTCTTGCATGGCGGTCCATTCCTCGTGTCTGCGTAGGGCCTGGGCCTGGTAGGCAGACTGTGCAAGGGCATCGATGAAGTACTGAACGCCTTGGGAGAGAGCGTCAATGCGGTCATCGTGTTTAACGGCTCCCTTCTCCCGGCACATGCGGGACATCTGGTACATGAGCATGTACTCCAGACGCTTTTCAGGGGGAGCGTCTTCGTTGGACTTGTAGTCGTACTCGAAGACCTTGGGGTCAATGATGAGCTTGTGTTGGTTCATCACCGGCTCCAGGGTGTCGATGATGCGCTCTTCCTTGCGGACGGTGGCTCTGACCTCTTCGATGTCGAGGAGAGCCTGGGCTTGAATGGCGTGTCGCTTGAGGAGCTCGGCGACCATGCCATCACCGAAGTTGGATTCGACTAGGAGTTTGGTTGCGTTGTAACGCTTAGCAAGACGAACAATGTCAGAAAGAGTATCGTCAGAGTACCCATCTTTATAGGCTTTTAGGGAACGGAGGAAAATGTATCCATTAGCTTGGCTAACGACACAGGCCACAGTTTCATCACTGCCTCGTCCTGACGGGTCAATCGATACAATCGTTTCATCGTAAGGAACGATTCCCTCGTCAATGAACATGGGTCCATAGAAGCGATCTCCAGGTAGGCCCACAGCAGACAGTTCTTTAAGGCAATAGCGTGGATCAGAGGACCAAGCATATCGTTCAGCGCATTCAGGACCGAGGGGAGTAACGATCAGATCAGCGAACTTCAGAGGGAACTTCTCAGCGTCCGTCATGCTGGTATCAAGCATGAACTGGAGCATGAAGTTGGAGCGCCCCATGGCGGCTTCCCGCTCTAGGAGATCGGAGTCGGTGAAGCGATCATCTGTTGGCTCCCAGGGTTGGGCGCCAGCTTCGATATCTTCCAGCAGCTGAGGCGCTAGAAGGCCTTCATAGCGGCCATGGTCCCTGGGATACCTAGCGGGCCAAACAAAGGGCTTGTAGGACCTCTCAGCAAGCTTTCTGTAGACGGTGAAGGTGGACTGTGGAGTCCCCAGGAACATGATCCGACTGGTCTCATCAGGAGTGAGAATCGACTCGGCTTCTGTGACCAGCTGCAGCAGCTTCTCGCGCTGCATGTCAGTGGCTGAGTTGAGGGGGACCTCCACGTCATCAAAAATCATCAAATGGGCACGGGAACCAGTCATCTGACCGGTGATACCCACACTTTTCACAGAGGGTGCCTGGTGGGGCTTTGCCGGCCCTACGTCGAAGGAGATCCGCGACCACCTCTGGTCGTCTGATTTCGGCCCCAGATGGGAAAGCCAAGAAATATCGAGAATGAGCTTCTGACAGAAGATCGAGAAGTTGTCGGCTCGTTCCTTCGAGGCCGAGATCACCATCACCTTCCGATCCGGGTCGTTGTAGAGGGTCCATAGGACAAAGGCAGCGGTAATCCAGCTTTTGCCAACACCACGAAAGGCGGATATCTGCAGACGCTTCGGCCCGTGCTGTAAGTAGTCCGCAATGGACAGCTGAGCCCTTGTTGGTTTGGGGAGACCAAGCTCCCGCCAGATCAATGTCAGGAAGACCTTGAAGTCTTCTCTGATGCGGCGATCAAGTTCTTGAACATTCATGCGAACGGTACCTTGGCTCCAGTCGGGAGGATCCGCTCCCAGATCGGGGAAGGTCGGAAGGTGGGACTGCCTGTCGGCTGGGTCATTCCAGGATTCCAACCAGGGGAGGGCAACGGGGTGTAAGGCCCTTGAGGCCCCATAGGCATGGCTTCACTTTTGAGGAATGGAATCTGGAAGAGGTTCTTTTTTTCCGGTACAGGCGGTGGGGGAGTAGGAGGTGTCGAGAACAGCTTGTAGACCTGATTGGCAGCGTCTTGGCGTTTCTCAATGTGAGGGACGGATGGCCTGAAATAACCAGTGCCCGTGGCGGCAGAGCCGGTGAAGTACTGAGCAAAGAACCCCGGAGAGCCTTTGGACGGGGAGTTCTCAAACACACGGGTCCACCCGCTAAGGCTGGCCCCAGGCTTCAGGTCGTGCTTACCGACGTATTCCTGAACGAAGTACTTCAGCTGCCACTGGATGGAGTTGGGATCTTGTCCAGCCCGCAAGGCAGCAGCACGCGCCTTGTCGTAGGCAATGCGTCGCTCGCCTGTGTACTGGGAGAGACCCCGTCCAAGGCCAGCTCCCTTTTCAATGACATCAAGGCCTTTAAGGTTTGGTCTGCCGGTCTCGACGATCCAAGAGCCAATAAGGCCTGCTGCCTGTTGAGGTGTGAATTTAGGAAGCCTGCCACCACTCTCTTTAGAAGCTTGGCCGCTAGTCAGGTAATTCCAAGCGGTTTCAAGTTCTGCCGATCTAGTGACAGCAAAGTAGTTACGAGGTGCCATGGGGTAGCTATAAAAAGAACCCCCTAGAAGCCCCTTGGAGAGGCCTCTAGAGGGCAGAAAGATGGGAGACACCAAAGAGGCAATCAACAGGCCTTGTAGGGCCTTATAGATGCCTCTGACGGTTAACTACGCCTTGACCGAAGTGGCCAGACCAATCGAGCTAGAGGTCACAGCATTGCCACGGGCAACACAGGAGCTCAGAATGTCCAGGGCATCGTCCACACGGTTAGCCGTGGTCAGGGCAGCCAGAGCAGCAACAGCAGTTGCATCAAGCTTGGTTTTGGCGTCGGACTCAGCTTTGCAGGTAGAAAGGGCCGAAGCGGGTTTAACAGTGGCAGTAAAAACTTGAGCAGTCATTGTTAAGCAGTTTGGTAGTACAGAAATTCTTGGACCGTCATAGATCCTTTGGCCTGGTTACAAGAACGACAGGCGGTTACACAATTAGTGGCAGATGTCTCACCCCCCTTGCTGCGGGGGCGGACATGATCAATCGTCAAATTGGCGGTAGAACCGCAATAAACGCAGCGATTGTTGTCCCGAAGTTTGATCTCATCTCTCCACATCCGCTTTGCATCAGAGCTGCGAAACGTGAGGAGGTCATGCATGAGGCTTCGGGGAGTGTCCATCGGTGGCTCATTACTTCAGGGTTGATTTACCGTTCTTTCCATTGCGAGAGCGGTTCTTAGAAGGGGACTCCAACACAAGGCGTCCGCTCTTCGTATGGCTCAAATCTTTGCCACCCTTTCCGGCAATTCCACGGCGGCGACGTTCCGTCCAGCGTTCTTCAGACTTCTGCTTAACGCCGGGCTTCTTATTGTATTTACGCTGGTAAGCGTTCTTCTTAGCCCTTAGCTTTGGGTTCTTCTTGTAAGGGTTGTAAGCCATTAGATGTGCTCCTGAACTTCCTCGAAAGTCAGCTCAGGAATCAGACCAGCCAGGCTGGCCAAAGGCGAACCTTCAACAGCAACACCAGTCACATCATTGGCCTTGAGCCAATCACAGGCAGCTCGGAGATCAGCCGTAGAGGCCTCTCCGGTCTTAATCCTGGTGATCAGTTCCTTCGTCAAAAGAGCATGAAGCTCATCAAAGGCTTCCTCACCTGCTCGCTTAGTCATGTTGACTCCTAGTTATGCTTGAATACGATTTGATCAAGCTTGTTCTCAATGCGAACCATGTGGTCTTCCATCTTGGCCAACGCATGGGATAGCTCTTCCTTTGGCACGTAGCGTTCAGCCATACGAAGCTCCATACGATCCATGCGTTTGTCGACTTCCATGATTCGATTGTTTAATCGTGTGTTGATGGCAAAGAGGCCTGTGAGTCCCGCAACAGCGGCTGAGATAACAGCTTCAATCATTTGGGTTACTTGGGCCTAAAAGTCATGAACCACCCGGTTCCATTCCCTTCAACAGCCCAACGCCGCATCCAGTTTGTCCAGGTATAACGGACCTCACATCCACCAGATCCACGGGTGACATAGCCACCAGCAACATTGTTCATCTCCCCATAGGGGTCGTGAAAGATGCCATTGATGCCATCATCACCAATCAAAAGCATCCAATGACCACCCCCTCTAGGAGCAGACACGGGACCCTTATGAAGAACACCAGTAGCTACTGGATAGCCTTGCTTTAACTCTGACAACAGAGCTGTACGAGTTCCGTTTTGATAGAAACTGGCATGGATACCGTAGTCGCTGCAGGCTTTAATGTGAGACGTATATTGGGTTGTATCCCCGTATTTTAGAACTGTCTTTAAATAGCTATCGTCAGCATTACTGCCCTTAAGCGCATCCGGCCTGAGATACTTGATGGCCATAGCACACGTTGAGCTAAAGCACATCCGATCTCCATGCTCAGTGGCACTGTCGGTCTGTAAGTAATACTGCTTGACTGGAAGCAGTATCATTGACTCAGCCTTTAAGAATGTCCTTCAGTTTTTGCAGTTTGTCGTCTTCCTTGCGGACCACCTTGAGGTAAGCCACCAAGGACAGGACGATTTGAACAATGCTGTTATCTTTGAGCTTGCTAACGCCAATAACTTCAGAGCCCAAAAACAGGGCAAAGAAAACGAGGGTCTCATAAGAGACCTTCAAACCAAGAAAGGTAAGCATGATTAGTGAGAGATATGGTTAAAAGCGCACCGATCTAATTCAGCTAATCTTGGCAAGACCTCTCGATAAGATAGGCAAGAAGATTGCTTAGGCTTCGACCTTCTTGGTCGGAACGCTTAATAAGTTTTTGATGCAGCGCCCAGTTCATCGTGATAGTTACACGCTGAGAGCTGCGGTGAAAGTGAGGCACAAGGTCTGCAGAGCTTGCCTCGAATGGCTGTTGCCGGTTGAATCGGTCCATCATCCTGTGTAAGCAGGGTGGTCACGGGGTCGGCTGTTGACGCAGCGCGGCCCCACCAATGTGCTAGCACAGAACAGGGGTAAATAGCTACCAGGGCACCCCAGCAGCCTTAGTCGGCTGCCGCTGCTCATCAAGCTGGGCCTGAAGAGCAGCTTCAATCTCAGCGACTTTTTCACCAGTCAGTTGGTGCTGCAGCCAAGAAACAACCAGCTCTTCTGTCAAGTCCGAAAAAGGAATCAGTTCCCCCTCAGGTCGCTCAAGACCAATAGAGCCATAGGCACCAGCAGAATAGGTGTCGTCCTTAGCATCCACAGTGTAGTGGACAGTGTACACATAACCATCAGCAGTTTCCCGCTCAAGGTTGGCGACTTTCCAGGTAAAAGTGGTGGACATAAGTAAGGTGTGTGGTTAGAGATTAAATGACGGGTACTTCGTACTCAGTTGTTGTTCCTGCATAATGTTTCCAGATCACTTCACTGGTATTACCAGCCCATTGAGCAGCCTGGGAGACAGGAATGCCAGCCTCTAACCAACGACTGATGGCAACGTGTCGGAGGTCGTAGGGGCGGTATCGTTTCTCGATGAAACCAGCACTATGCAACTCATGCATACGCTGGGAGAAGAACGACTGGAAGGCAAGCCGATTCCAGGGGAAGATGTATTCAGTATCCCTAGGAAGATCAGCAAGGATATCAACTGAGCGTGTGTTCAGCGGAACCCAACGCTGTTTATTTGTTTTAGTACTGTCCTTATGACCATGCGTCAAGGTGTAATTACTGTGTACCAAGAGACGGTTATCTTTAATATCCGACCACTTAGCAGCACGAACTTCACCAGTCCGCATGGCCGTTTGCAGCATAAATTCAGCAAACAAAGACCAGTCAACTGACCGATAAGTCAGCTTTGCACTCAATGCAGTTAATACAAGTGGGATCTCGTGACGTGGAATTACGGTAATGTCGCAGCTCTTTTGAGGAGCCTTAGGCATCCTGAAGTTGGCTACGGGGTTACCTTGAAGTAATCCAATGTCATCGGAGGAAGCCCACTTGTACATACTGCGGACGTACATGCAAACCCGCCGTGCAGACAAGACTGGCTTCTGCTGGAGCAGCCAGATAAGAACCTGTCGACCCTGCTTCAGATCCTGAACAGGGCAGCGGTTTAACCACTTGGTTACCTGGCGGTAATCAGAGGTCAGGCTCGTCGGACAAAGCGAGATGCTGCGCTCCTGGAGAAACATGTCCCACACTCTTGAAACAGTGTGAACATCAACGGGCGCAACGGTTTGTGAGCAATAAGCTTGAGGCATCGGTCCATTAGTGGTGGATCGGTCACGGGTCAGGCAGTTGGCGCTGCGCTGGCCCACCCAAACTTATAACACACTGAGGCGAGCAGTGCGTTGCCTACTCGTTATCGGGTAGCCGCTTTAAGGTTTGGCGGATCTCCTCCTTGCGCCTTTCGATGCGTTCCCGACGCTCAGGACTGAAATCCTTAGTAAGTTCCGAGAAGGAACGGGTCATGAGGTGATTACTCGGTAAATTTAGTGAAGATCTTTGCACGAATATCACTGCAGATTTCCTCTTGACGACTTTCAGATAAACCGCAGGCGATCTTAGGGTCGTAAGGAGAGAAGTTGTGAAGGGCTAACCAGATGACCCTGATTTCATCCCTGGTGAGATCCATAGGTGTCTAGAGAGTAGGACTACGAGGCTTGGAGTTGAGCCTTGACTTCGGCCATCTCCGTCTCCAGTTGCTCGATTCGCTCCATCGCTTCCTGCAGCGCCTTCACTGCCTTCATGTAAAGAACCGAATACTGCACCGCTTTGGTGTTAGTACCGAGATCGTTTCCTTCAGCATCGCGGTCGGGGCTTTCGTAGACCAAGCCAGGAGAGATGGGCTCCACCTCCTGTGCAACAAGACCGATCTGGCGGTGAGTTTGGCCTTCCTTCAGATTGTAGTTGCGAACTCGCAGAGCTTTGATGTCAGCCCATTGAGAACCAGCATCCACAATGTTTTCTTTTAACTTAATGTCTGATAGTGCCGTGTAGGAATTGTTTGTATTTTGAACGTTGCCATTTGAGAAAACTTTGTATGAAGTTGTTCCTGTTGATATGCCGGTAGAGGAGTGTTGTCCAATAAATATCTCTTGAGTGGTGCCCGCTGCAGCAGAAATACTACAGGCGTACCCAGCGGATGTTGAATATTGATAGGTAAGACCGTTATTCGTAATCCTCATCCTCTCCGTCGGGCTGCTCGCTCCATCGGCGGTAGTGGAGAACGTTAATCTCCCTGGGTAGTCATTAGTTCCAGTTACGCCGTCTGTTTCAGCTTTGATTACAGCAAATAAATTGGAATTGCTTGCTTGATCAGTAAATCTAATTTCACCAAGGGTTCCATTGGCTGCAAAGCCGGAGTTTGCATTACCGTTGTATGCAATTTGGAACTGCGTAACAGGGCTTGAGTTTGATGCGCCTTGAACAATTAAACGTGCAACTGAGCCAGACCCATCAGACGTGCCAACTAAAAGGCGGCCAGAGGTGTCGATTCGTGCTCGTTCAGTGTTATTGGTTTGGAAATTAAGCGAGTGATTTGTTTGCGTGCCAATCCATCCGCCACTGGATGCAGCAAGCATCTCCATGTTTACGGAATTGGTTGTGTCTGCGGCTCTTATGTAAGCCGTTCCTGCAGTCGCTACTTCAAGCTGTCTATTAGGGCTAGTAGTGCCAATCCCTACGCGCTGTGACGTGTCGATTGTGATAGCTCGTGCGTTGTTAGAGCCCAGTAATAACGATCTACCTGATCCAGCGCTAATTGCGAAATCAGTTCCAAGTGCCCAGTTAAAGGCGCCAACGGATAACCACCCAGCTTCGTTTGCTCCTGCAGCGGTTCGGAAATTTAAAGTTCCATCTAAGTTTGAGCCACCTGTACGAATGGCTCCATTTACATCTAGTAAATACCCGGGGCTACTAGTCCCCAGACCTACCCGTCCACTGGAGTCGATAACAAGGCTGTTTGCCGATGCGCTGGGGTTGACGCTAACTGCAGGAGATGTGCCAGCAGTTCCTCCGCCTTTGATTTCAAATGTGCCATCCGCACGAATTCTTAATCGCTCGGCAATAGAACCGCTACCAGAAGAATTATAAAATATTCCGAGTCCACTGCCATCCAAATACCAAGCAGAGGACCCAGACGTGGCGTCAAACTTTGCATTTGAGCCAGTGGAACTCAAATAATGGTTTGATCCAGTGAGAAGATACGTGCCGCCGCCATCAAAATAAGCAGAAATAGCAGCATCTTTATCGTTGCTTGGGTGCTGAATCCGAAGACGAGGTGTATTTGAATTAGCGCCAAGGATGCTTAATTTGCCATCTGGTGCAGCACCGACTCCAACATTTCCACTTGAATCAATAAACAATGCGCCAGTGCCATTAGTTGAGATGGCTACGTTGTTTGCCGAAGGCAGATAAACCCCGTTGCTGGGGGCGGTGCTGCTGCTGGGGATAAAGCTGGCGGCGGTGCTGGTGCCAGTGGTCGTGGTGTTCTGGCTGCCAAAGTCCGGGCTGATCTTGGTGCCAGCAATGGCGGCAGAGGCGTTGATGTCGGCGTTGACCAGGGTGCCGTCAGCAACCATGGCCGATGTCACCGTGCCGGTGTCGCCAACAGTGACGACGTTGTTGCCGCCCTTGGTCAGTGCACCAGCAACGGACACGCTGCCCGAGCTGTCAATCGTCAGCCGTGCGGTGCCGCCTGTGATCAGAGCCAGCTCATCGACACCTGGACGGCCAATACCAGTGTTGGGATCGCCGTCGAAGGCGTAGCCAGGCGTTGCGGCAGAAGTGCTGTCATCAGCCTTGATCTGCCCAGTAAGCGTCCCGCCGGTCAGCTTCAAGTAGCGGGAGTCGGAGTTATTGGCGTAGTAGTTCAGCCAGTTCCAGGTGGTGCCAGCGGTCGTGTAGCGCAGTCGCACCGACAGGCCTGAGTCGCCTACAAAACCAGCAGGCATCCCGGCCAGCGGGGTGAAGCTCTCCAAGCCAGTGGAGTCCTGGATCTCAATATAAGTGTCGTTAGCAGGGCTAGCCGGAATTGCTGCTACGTTAGCCTTGAGCTGATAGTTAATACTGTTCGAAACAGCAGCAATAGCTTGATCCGCTTTTGAGTTAGCGGTGTTTGCTGTAACCACCGCAGAGTTAGCTGTGGTTGTAGCAGAGTTGGCAGTCGAAACTGCGCTATTAGCTGAGTTTACAGCGTTAGTAGCATTACTGCTAGCCGTGTTGGCAGTACTTACAGCCGAAGATGCGTTGGAAGAAGCTGTATTGGCGGTAGAAACAGCAGATGCTGCCTGCGAAGAAGCGTTGTTTGCGGTAGTGGTGGCCGCATTAGCCGTGCTGAGGGCAGTGTTGGCCGTGGTGACAGCCGTAGTGGCGTTCGATGATGCAGTATTGGCAGTAGAAACGGCAGAAGCTGCAGTCGCAGAAGCAGCATTAGCTGTGTTTACAGCCGTTGTTGCATTGGCAGAGGCTGTATTAGCAGTACTTACGGCTGAAGATGCATTAGACGAGGCAGTGTTCGCCGTAGAGACTGCAGCCGCTGAGTTTGTAAGTGCTGTATTAGCAGTTGTAGTTGCCGAAGATGCCGTATTACGGGACTCTTGGGTAACGTACAGGTTCTGAGTAAAGTTGTTATTCAGATCCTGACTACGAATGGACGAGCCAGGGTAGAAAGTAGAAGAGAGAGACGCATCAGCAGTCTCCCTATAAATACGGATCTTCGTGCCATTAGACGGTGCCGAATTAAATTGCACCGTAGTAGCATTGGCCAGCGAGTATGCAGTTGTAATCACCCCATCAAGAGAGACCTTGATGTCGGTGGTAGCAAGATATGGAAAAGTAAAAGAGTAGAGAACGGTGGAGCCGTTCCCTACATAGTTATTCTCAGTAAGCGCCATTGCTATTTAGGCATGTTTACGATTCGATCTAAGTCGATGGTGCTTGAGTCGACCTGCGGCCTGCGTTGTGAATCCCGAAGGATTTGGTTCTCACGGATTTCCCCTTGCAGCTCAGGGAACTCTCGCTTCACTTGCTCAACAGCAGCATCACGATGACGCTCAATGATGCGAACAATCTCGCTGTAGAAGGGCTCATTCTCTTTAACAACACGATCCCCTGCAGCAAGACGGGCCCTAAAGTCCTTAACTGCAGTGGAGAACGACGGCTGTTTAATCCACTGTTCAAGCTCTTTATGGAGAGTGCTATTCCCCATAATCTGTTGCATGCGGGAACGCTGTTCCCTGTCAAGCTTGACCTTGGATACCGTCTTCGAGATCACCGTATTGTCAAACTCAATATCTTCTAACGCATCGCGCACGATGTCTTTCTTCCTAGTACGGATGGCAATGGGGTTAATGGCATTGAATCCAGCATTGGGGTTAGGCACCAAGCTTCCATCGAGCCAGTCGTACATAGGAGCTCCGACCTTGGCCAAACCACCACTTGCACGGAACAGAGAGCGGTCCAAGACCTCGTTGTATTCCTGCATGTAGGGGGTCAGCATGTTTGCAAACGTCGAGCGAACACCAGCCAAGGGAATGAAGTTATTGATAGTGTCTACAGGAACCTGCTTCAAGGTCTCAATACCTTGCCAACCAGGGGTAAGGATGCGACCAAGAGGCACAACACCCTGCATGTAGCTCTTATTGGTAAAGTTTGCAGCAACTGCATAAGTCAGATAGCCAGCCAAATAGCCTGCACGGTCCTCAGAGAGTCGACCACGCTGGGTCATGTCATAGAGGTCAGCCACAGAGCTCAGCAGCCAGCCAAAAGGCTCGATACGGCTGTAATCAATCCATTTATCACCAACTCGGATAGACCGAGCCGGGTGCTGCTTCAGCCAAAGCTTGCGCTCTTCGGGATCCGGTGGACCATTACCAGTGATCATGCCGTTGTGAGCAGATAGAGCCGCTCCAAGCACCAAGACGGTGCCCCATGCCTGCCTACCACGCATCACAGCCTTGGCATATTCATCCTCACCGGCCATAACAGCCTTATATTCATCCAAGTACTTGCCAAGAACAGGAACATGAGTCCCTGCATAGACCAGGATGTTATGACCTGTCTTCACAAATGGGAAGAAGATCTTCATCACAGGTACTGAGTTAACAAAGTTCCCGAATGACTTAGCCATACCCTCCAGTTCTGCCTGGAAGGTCACATCCTTAGCGACATCGAGAAGCTCATCATCGAGGATGCGTCCAGTATCAGGGTCAAAGGTACGGTCGTAGCTTGCCTTGTAAAGGCGCTCGAAGACCTCCTTAACAGGATCATCAGTTCCAGCAGACTCTTCGATAGCCTTCATCATGGTCCTGGAGTTGTACTCCATACGAGAGACCATGGTCTTGAAGAACTCGTCACCACCCGTCAACAACTTGCTAGGCCAGTTGAACAGCGGGAAGTTAGCGATGTTGTTCATCATATCGATGAGGCCAACACCTGCCTTGAAGCCCATGTCATCTGAGATCTCAGCGGACTTGCGAAGGATCTGAAGCTGCAGATCAGCCTGAGTAGCCTCGATAAAGCCCTTATCACCCTCATTGACAGCCCCATCCTTCATGGAGCGCCAAGCAATATCAAAGGCGTCCTGGATGGTCTGAGAGAAGTTGTAGAACGATGCTGCAGCAGCTTTCTTAGCGGAGGCATTGCCACCAGTTGCAGCAGCGATAGGCCGATAGATGGTGTTGACCATGCCACTCACGATGTTGGTGAGTTGGGTCTTGGGGCCAGCAAGCAGGGAGTTGTAGAAGATCGACAGACCTTTGCCGACAATGAGCTTGTCCATCCACTTACCAAGGCTTGCCATCTTGGACACGTCGCCTTCAGCAAGCACTAGGGCGTTCAGCAGCCGGTAGCCGGCCTGACGTGCTTCAGGGTCAGCCTCAGCCATGCGACGAACAATGCCATCGAGCTGTTGGTCAACATTCCTGATCTCACGGGCAAGCTGTTCAGGAGTCAGAGTCCTGACGGGCATGGAGATCGATCCGCCCAGCAGAGGGATGGGGATCTGGTAAGCCCTCAGCATGTTGCCGTAGACGTTGGCGCTGACCTTGTGGACACGCATCAGGGCCTTGAGATTGTCTGCAAGACGGCTAAATGCAGGAATTGCATCGACGTTGTTGTCGATCATCGTCATCAGCGGTCCGGCAGTCTCATACATCTGGTTAGCCAGCTCCTGCATCAGACCACGAACCTGGACAATGCCAGCACGGGACAGGAGAACATCGTTGCCGACTTGCTGAGTAAGTAGCTGCGACATGTCAACATCAAAGTTCTCACCAAGAGCATCTTGCATGCCACGCCAGGCATCCATGACGATCTCCTCTTCACTCATACGGGAGATATCAGAGAGATCCTCCAGGTCAATCGGGTTCTGCTGCACCATGCGGCGCAGAAGATTACCTGCTCCATCAGAGGTAGCAGCAGCAATCTGACGAATCTGAGCCTGGGTCACAGTCCGACGCGAAGCGCGACGACCATTCAGAAGGCTCTGGGTGTTCAGCTGATCAGCAAGGGCCTCAGTGGGCGTAACAAGCCTCGGCTCAACAGGAACGCCATACGTGGAAGCAAGGTGCTGTCCACGAGTATTCATCAGGTTGTCCGCACCGAAGGTGGGAATTTCGCGTAGATCAGCAAGGTTGGTAATGCGAGGTTGGTCGTAAAGCCGACCCAACCCAGAGGCCTCAACAGCATCCTCAATGAGACGAACAGGCTGAATGTAGTAAGAACCGTCTTTAAAACCAACCTCAAGAGCCGTATCAGAACGAGAGAGGATATCCGAATTACGGGCTACAAAATGGTCAATACCCTCAGGAGAAATATCAGTCAGTCGGATCCCATCAATGGCTACAGCAAAGCCACGCTGGACAAACTGATTGGTGAGGGGATCAATAAAGAACCTATCATCCGGCCTGCCTTCCAGGAGATTAAAGAGCTCTTGGAAATTGGTGTCAAGCTGAGAGACATCCCTAGTCCCCGGTGTAAACAGCTCGGGTGTAACAGCAGCAACGTCATCCCAGGTTACGGGAATACCCATGCTTGAGCGACGGATAAGCCTGGTAAGTCCAGTGCTACGAGCAGCCGTATTATTGGCAGCAAGCGAGAGGAACTGACGAGCTAGTACAAAAGGATTTTGCTGACTAATGACCTGTTGGTAGATCTCATCAACATTGGAGATATTATCGATCTCATCAAGTTGCACCATGAGAGGCTCAAGAAACTTCCCACTGCCCGTGGGAGTGTCACGAACCACTGCGTACTGACGAAGGTATCCAAGTCGGTCTGGAACGGCAGGACTAAATCCAGCCCTACGGTAAAGAGTTTCTCTACGACGAAAAGTAGGATCTTGTCCACGGCGACGAAGCTGGGCAGGACTAGCGCCCCGACCATAGCTATTGGAAGCTGGAGTATTGACAAGGACAGTTCCAGGCTCAAGCTCGTCACGAGCAATGCGATTAAACCAAGTAACGACGCTCTTACCATGTTGACCAACTCCTTCTTCACCAGAAACGCCAAACTCAACATCGAGAACTTTAACGTTATTAAGAGGGGGGCTATCAGAGGGAAGCCTCTCAGGGACAAATGTAAACTTGAGCTTGGTGCCGTTAGGAAGTTGTTTAATTCTTGTCGCACGGCCTTCACGCTGAATCTGAGCTGCAACTCCAAGCTCAAAGAAACCAGGACGATTAGCACCTTGCCGGTCATACCAAATCAGTTGCTGAGGTGCTGGGAGCCGGCGAACCTCTTCAACACGGGTAATATCGTTTAGATCGAGATCTGGGACATCACGCGCAAGGCTGCGTTGATATGCAAGACCTTCAGCTATAGTCGTGAAATATGTTGAACGAGGAAGATCTGCGTTCGGATCTAAGACAAAGTGACTGACTCTGGGCCCATACTGAGAAAACTCAGCTTGATCTGCATATGACTGCAAACCCCTAGATGAAACATCAGCCCAATCAGCGGAGGACGTTGCAACTTCACGATAGCCAAGTTCCTCAAGGCTATAAATGACATCGGGAATGCCTGGATATTTCCTAAACATACTGAAGCTGGTGACGCCTTCGCGAGACATCTGCTCAGCAAAAGACTGCCACTCGTCTGGTGATGCGCGTAAATCAATGTGGATTCCATGCATTTCCCCATTCGAATCCAGCATCCCAGAGATATAGTCTGTCTGTAAGGGACGACCTGTTTCCAAGACTTCTTGAGGAACCTGAAGAGTCCGCCATGCGCCATCAGGTTGGACTTCAGTAGTAAGACGAACTGCATCTAAGTAATCGGATGCAGAAGCCTGAGCCGACTGGGCATTAGGAAGAGTGTCCCTGAGGCCTTGAATAGTTTCGGAAATAGCAGCGACATCGGCCTCCTCTGGAGTGGCCTTAGCAGCAATAGCAGCTTCACGAGCAACCCGACCTTTAAAGATCGGCTCCAAAACATCAGCAGCCATGCTTAATGGCAGGCCAATCAAACCTGCTTCAACAAGCCCTTTAGCCGCAAGAGTGACGCCTGAATCATTGGAATCTACAGCTAAAGGCGTAGCCCATTGAGGGAGGCCAGCATCACGTAGGGTATTGGACAATCCACCCTCACCACGCAACGCAATGGCAAGTTCAGCAGGTGAAGATCGAAGTGCTTGATAAGCACCTGACTTAAGCAAAATACCGGAAGTAGTGAGTAGTCCTGGCGAACTCTTAAGTAAAGCCGGGATACCTTTTAAGGAACCAAAGCCACCAGTACCTGCTGCAAGCGCCGCAAATTCAAGGAGATCTTGAGCAATTTTGCCAGGTGTGCTTTGAGCACCTACTTCACTACGAGCAAGGTCCCACCGTGCCCACTCGTATTTGTTAGAGAAGACATTCTCCTTGTCAGGAATACCCGTAAGGTGTGCAAATGGGTTGATAGCCTTGCCAACATCAGCGGCAAATTCAAGCGTATTAAGTGTGCTTTCAGCGGCTCCAGTCGCAGCACCAGCAATGACACGACCGGTCTCTACAACAGGCGAAAGAACTGCTTTTGCTGGCCCAGGAAGGTCATTGATAGTCTTTTGCTGACCCAGCTGCTTGGCCATGCTCTCAGTACGCTTAGCGCGATCCCGAGCGACCTGATCAGGGGTTCGTTTGTTTCCTTGAAAGAGATTATCAATGGTATCCTCAAGTGGAATACCAATGGTTTGCTCTACCCATTTAGCTCCAGATTGAAGCATGTCAGAGCCGCCTCTGGCCTGCTGACGGGCTTGAACGGGTGGGACTTGAGTATTCTTGGTTTTAGGTTGCTGACTTGGCTGCTCAGTTGCAACCAAAGCTTCGTTGTCCTTAATTAACGCATTCTCAAGATCAGACCCAGAAACATCTGTTGGCTGCTGAGGTTTATTAGCGTCAAATAACTGATCAATGTAATCGGGCATTTCTCAAAAGAAAGATCCCGAAGTCGCAACCTCGGGGTGGTTAGATACGTCCGTATTTTTCGAGACTTTTTGCATATGCATACCGAGCACCCTCATGGCCGTAACCCCAGTAGTGATAGGAGGCTCGCCTCAAATCGTTCTCTGTGGAATTAGGGTTCATAAAGACTCGGTAAGCAGCTTTGTAGGACCGCTTCATTTCCATCACCATGTATTGAAGCTGTTCAATCTCAGTGATGGATTTGATGTTTCTACCGAAGTAGCGTTCAAGGTTTCTAATGCGTCCTTGGTTCCAAGAGATCAGACCACCATTGCGGCCAGATCCATCGCCCATAGGGCTATACCATTCACGACGACCGGTAAAGCCGCTTTCCTGTTGGATGTTGCCAGCAAGATAAGCAGCAGACTTCTTGGGAAAGCCAACAGCACGTAGGAGGCGCATACCGTGGGTGGCATCACGTACATCGCCATCAGCACCAGGCATCATGGACTGACCGTCTGGAGATTCCTTGAGAGCAGCAATTCCAGGTAGGCCATAGGCCTTTAGCTGTTGATCAACAAAAGCTTGAGAGCTGAGCCCAAACTTCTTGGCAATCAAACGGGTGTTGTTCGAGGCATCACGTCCAGCAAGTACTGCACGTACATCGGACTTGAGAGCTTCATAGCTAATGAAGCGATCTCGACCTACCTTTACTTGTCCTAGTGGGATCGAAATCTTAGGCCCAAAGAGCTTTTCAGCAGGCAAAGAAGAGAAGTCGTAGTAGCCACCACGATTGGCCTTAATCAGGTTCCTGGTGGGGTTCAAGTCACCAGAAAAGTGCCAGCCTTCCTTGGGGTCGGGTTTAAGCTGATACTGAGGCTGTTTAATCAGCACAGCAGACTTTTCCTCGACAAGCTTTGACAAAGCTCCCTTATCCTTGGCAAGGTTAGGATTGACAGCAATCTCCATCATCACCGACTGCTTCAACTCATCCATGAAGAGTTGATGACGTGAGATGAGTTGGAGTTTAAGGTCTTGGGTGAGGGCTGTAGAAGGGGCATTGCCTTGCATAGCAGCCTTGTAGCCGGCGCTAAGGCTATTAAGGAACTTACCGACCTCTTTGTCAGCTTCGGCTGCAGGACCATTCTTGGTATAACGCTTGTATTCTTCAGGAGAGATCACACCCTGCTTCATCATCGAATCAAGCTGAGCCTGATCAATGGTTCCACCTCTAGAGCGGATATCCTCTAGCTCAAGAGCTTTGGTGGGGTCATAATTGAAGCCCTTCTCTAGCAGGCTTTGTGCTTCCTTGATGGCGGCATCAGTGCCGATAGCAAACAAAGATTCAATGGCCTTACGACGAGCTCCAGGGGCTGTAGGGTTCTCCATATAATCACGGACAACCTCACCCACCTGGACCTTATCCTCAGCCTCCTTCAGGTTGTAGTCCTGAATCCTTTGTTGACGGAGTTGACGACGATACTTGTCAAAGACATCGTCATACTCCTTCCCAAGACGGGTTCCTTTGTTGCCTGGTACTTTCTCAACAACAGCCAACTGCTCAATAAAGGCAGAGTTGCCCTGGTCAACTGCGTTTTGCAGCATGTCCTCAAGAGCAGCACGGTTACCACCACGGGGGTTGTCGTTATAGCCAACGTTCCCTTGAAGGTAGCGAGCTGATCCTTTGTCCCAGATCTCTTGAGCACTTACACCTTGGTCAGTGCCATGAGCATCAACAAGGGTAGAGACAAATGCCTTAGCGTCATTCAGGTTCTCATCCTTCTCGAACTTGATGGTCTGAGTGACCTGTTGAAGGATAAAGTTCTGCCCTGTACCAGCCATCGACCGGGCCAGGCGAAGCTTATCAGCATGGGAAGCCCCATACATCCCGGTCTGTCGGAAAAACAGACGGTTGGCTTCAAGCAGATAAGCCTGAGTCTCTGCAGGTGTCTTGGGAAGCTTGTCTGCAGGAGTGGCATTCCGAAACTCAGTAAGGAAAGCCGGGTAAGCAGCAATAGCCGCAAAGGTATTGTTTTCAGCGCCTTTCAGCGACTGATAGACGGTGGTTTGCTGAAGAGCATGGGCAACGCCCTGATTCTCTAAGCCACCGGCCTTAGCAAGCTCAGTAGCAACCTCAGTGGTCCCCTTAGAATCAGCTTTGATAGCAGCTTGCTTCTCAGCTTCGTGCTGTTGCTGTTCAGGAGTAGGCTGAATGTCGGGATCCAAGCCAAGTCCAACACCTTCAAGTTCAAGAACTTCGGCTTTATAGGTTGCTGCAGCCTCGTTAACAGTCCCATAGGTCTTTGCTGCGAGCCCTGAGAGCTGCATCAAAGAGTTCATGGTCTGAGTAGTACTCGTAGATTGCGAACTCTGGAGGGTAATGTTCCTGCTCCGATTCGCACTCTCAGCCTGGACATACATCTGATCCAGCTCGTACTGACGCTGTGCGCCACGAGCTAACATCTGAATATCTTGTAGCTTTTGACGTGTCCTTTCTTGGATCTGATTGGACGGGTCGTATGCAGCTACAGGGTTAAACTCACGAGATCTGGCATGACTCTCGAAGAGATCGCCATAGTTTTGTTGTTCGTAGATCCTAGCCATTACGCTGCCCAGTTATAAGAGGGAATGCCAAGACCAAGGTTCTGGCCAATACCAGTTGCATAGGGTGCAAACTGTGGAGCCTGGATAGGTGCAGAGACGCGAGAGAGAGCCTGGTTGTTAGCAGATTCGCTTTGGTTCTGTGCAGCGGCCATGCCAATGGTCATAGAGTCACCAGCACTACGGATGCTTGCGTTCTGCTCTGCCATAGCACGACCAGCTGCCCGCTCTGAGTCCATAGCTAGAAGACCAACGGATTTACCAACGGCACCGGAACTCAGGACCTTGCCCATGGAACCAATCTGTTTGGCGTAAATATCAACGGACTTAAACGCTGCCTTTTGCTTGGCCTCAAGCATCTTCTGCTGCTCGGACACGTAGACCTTGTTGGCAGCTTCGTTGTTGTTGTAAATGTTGCGCTGGTACGCAAGCATTGAAGCCTGCTGAGCCTGGACATCACCAATGTGTTTGGTGACTTGCTGCTGCTTATCAAAATAGGCCTGACGTTGCTGGTTCTGGAAAGCAATGTTTTGCTGTTGGTAATTAACGTCAGCCTGATATTGATTCATTGCAGTCTGATACTGCATTTGTTGCTGCTGTTGGTAGATGCCTGCAGCTGTACTAGCAGCAGAAATAACAGTACCAACGATGGCAGCACCAAGAGAAGCAGCGGTACCAGAGGCAGCAGTAGCACCAGCTGCAATACCGATTGCTGCTAAGCACATAGTTTGACTATCTCCAAGTATGGAAGAAAATATGGTCTAGTATTGACTACTCTCAGAGCTTTAAAGCCGAGCATCCTTAGTAGCTTGTGGTGATAGTGGTTCCTTGCGTCTGCCAGGTTCCATAGAAGCTTGTAGTTCTGTTCGTGCTCTGAGAGCCACCTACGAGCCCCTCTGACAAAGGTCTGGGGTTTGTTATGTATGACAGGCGTACATAGGAGCCAAACGATGCCACAGGCGTTATTAGAGGGGTCTGGCGAGATGCCACCAACCCCTGCAATAGATCCATCTTCATCAAAGAAGGCTACGGACTCCCGACTGGTCTGAACGCAAGCAGGGAGGATTAAAGGTGAATGACCAAGACCTTCGATCTCACGCCTGTCTTCTTCTCGTAGGTTTAAACCAACTTGCAATGCATCGGCAAAGGTGGCTTTGCGGTAAAAAGCATTCATTAACGAAGAGCAGCAATACCACGCTTGTTGTAATGACCCTGCCAGCCATAGCTGGTCAAAGCGGCAGGCACAGGATCATCTGCATAGACAGAGACCAATGCATCCTTGCCTTGGCAGTAGATCGGACATTGCTGAGTAAAGACCTCTGCGATGGGAACTGAGTTAGCCCCATAAAGGTCTGCACGGGCAACGTCAATATCAAAGGTAAAGTCGTCGTAACCAGATCGCTTAACGACAAGCTGATAACGACCTGAATAGTAAAGATCTAAGTACAACGTCTCGACGATTGGGTTATCGATACGGTCAGCTCGGTTCTGCTGAGTAACATAAAACGCAGGCAGGTCTAGTCGCAGTCGATACTCCAGGCCAATGGCAAAGTTGACGGCAGTCAATGCTTTATCAACGAGGATGTACTTGCCAGTAGCATCGGTGTTAATTGAAAGACGCAAGAATGTACCGGCCTCTACCCCGCTAGAAGCCATGAAAACAGGCTGGTAGCCAGTGACATAAGCACCTGCTGGGAAATAGACCTTGTCCTGGCTAGCACCACTGACGATGGTTGCGTCAGCCTTGTAGACAAGGTTGTCCAGCCTAGGAACAAACTTTGAGAAAGCTGTCTGAACAGGAGCAGTATCTGGATCATCAATCAGCTCCATGCTGGTTAGGCAATGGTTAGTCCCGTCGTATTGGACGAGGTAGTTGGTGTCGTTATTGCAGCCAAACAGAACCACGTTCGCAGGGAACTGCCACTTACCCCAACCCGCAATCTGACGCTCGTTACCGTTATTGTAGAACTTAAAGTTATACACATTCTTTGAGCCATCACCAAACAGCACCAAGCTATTGTTGGGGCTATTGGCTGACCAGGACAAGCCAGGGGGGATGTACTCAGGGATGATCCTGGTGTTCTCTGCCACCTGAGGACGGTTGTCGACAGAGTCAACAGCCATCTCAAACACTTTGGAATAGGTGTCGGCTTCTGTTGCAAACATCACACTCACACCAGTGTTGATGGGGAGGGCGTTGCTGCGATAGTTGTAGTTAGCAATCTCTGTCAGCTTGACGGTGCTTGGTCCGAAAGCTACTTCAGTAGTGGAGATCAGGAACTGAGCATTCTCAGCAAACAAAAGCAGACCCTTAGAGGTGCCAATGGCATGTCTAAGGATGGCAGGCTGAGTCGAGGCAGCAGTCAGGTCAATAGGATCAGCATCACTAACAGTCAATGCAGACTGGACAAAGAAGTTGAAGTAATCGCCAGGCTGACTCATAATTACAGCATCTTCGCTGAGGAACCCAAGTCGGTTCGCATAGAAGAACATGCTGGAGATTGAGTTCCCAACAAAGCTGGGCTCAGGGTTGGTCTTTTCATCACCAACCTCTCGTCCAGCCCATCCACCAAAGGCACTGCTGGAATCAAGTGGTTGAAGTTCAAAATTACCGTTAGCCAGTCGTACCAATGCGTGAGGCATGGTCGAGGGGTTTAGGTTTGTGGTGATGTTGGGGGCAACAGTTTCCTCCCATGAACCCAAACCAGGAACACCTTCAACGTCAGGCGTAAACTTAACGTAGTAGTCGTCAGAGTCAGTGTTATCCGTGTTCTTTACCAGAACAGTAAAATCAGGAAAGCACTGCTCAGGCAGTAAAGCAAAATCATTAGCAGTATTTTTGATGCCGACCATGGCATTGTTCGTGATACCGCCACGAACAGAGAGGTTGAAGCGACGTGTATCGGTACGCTTAATCCTCAGAACATTGCCGACATAGGAAGCAGAATAACCAGTGATGGCATTAATGGCATTCTGAAGGTTAGTCACAATGGTGGTGACTGTCAGAGTGCCAGAGGTGGCATCACTAGGTGTTGTGTAGGTTGCTGTGCCATCACTTGCGTAGGTGTAGACGAAGGTCTCTTCTGACACCCGCACGGTAAAGGTCTTGCCAGCCTGGGTTACCTGGACCTCATCTCCAACACGCCAACCAACACCACCGTTCTTCAGGATGACGCTAACGGTGTAGCGGGATCTGTAAGCATTGGCTGCTGTATCGAGGTAAGCAGCACATTGATTGACGATCCTGAATTGGAGGCCAGTCTTAGCGCCAGAGGTAACCGAATGGTCCTGGGCAGAGTTCTGCGTACAAACACCACCATCAGCAACCTCGTAGGAGCCTGGGGTGACTTCCAGCTTTGAAGCCGAATAGACCTTTACAGGAGAGCCACCAGCGCCATCCTTGGACAGGTCAACGCTATAAGTAGTGTTGTAAGCAACGGAGTTGATGATCACCAAAGCCTCTTCCGGCTTGGCGGTGGTATCAACCTCGTTCATCGTGATCGCACGTTCCTTGTTTGCGATCAGGGTGTAGTCTGCCAGTGGGAGATAGGTAAGGCTATCTGGGTCTGTAAAAGACAGGTATGCATCAGCACCTGGCTTTAGCGTGACAGTCTTTTCTACTCCAGTGATTGCATCCCACACACGAACAACCAGACTGGGGTTGCGGTAGATGCAGACGATGTACTTCTCTGTGACATCGCGGAATACTGGGAACCACTTGGCCGTGGCTGGGATATTTGACGCCAGCTTGGCAATGAACTCAGTGGCAGGTCTTTTCTTACAACCAAATGTCGGATCAAGAAAAGCATTGACAGCTTCTCTTACTTGACCCGGAAGTTTGATGGGATCTGGTTGCTGACTTACACCACCAAGCAAATTGGGGATTGATTGAGAAACTGCTGCCATTGTTAGATGTTTCTACGAGGACGAGTTACTACGTCATATGGGCGGAAGTGAATTACACTGGTATCACCAGCAACATCGCTAAAGATGTTGTAGTCAGCTTGACGAGTTTCATACTCAAGACAAGCAGCTCTGGCAATACTCTCTTCACGCTCCGAGTATTTGACAACTTCGGTGGAGCCAACAGCACGACCAGCAAACAGGTTCGCTGCCCGAATTGCAGCATATTGCTTAAAGACTTCAGGAAGATCGACAAAGTCAAACGTCCAAACCACATCAAGGAAAAGAGTGGTAGTAAACGTATACGTGTGATTCTTCTTGTCGTAAAGCTTGCCACTACGGATGACAATGTCACGCTCATCCCAAGGCACAAGGTCAAGGGCCAAAAGATTCGAGGGAACTACGATTTGACCGTTGACATCAGGCACGAAGGGATAGTCCTGTTCGGTATTGAAATGCCACTGCTCAGTCTGCAAAGCATTTGTCACCTCATCCAGAATGCTTTCAGCCAACTTGATAGCAGGGTTGCTAGCATCGATATTGGTGACAGGTGACTGACCGACGTTCGAGAGAATGATGTTAATAGCTGCTAACTTAGTAAGCTTTGCCATTTATTTCTAGGGAATGGTATGCCCCGAGGGACCCGAAGGTCCCAGGGGCCGTTATCAGGCCTTGGCTTGGATCGAGCCAGCCACGGAGGTACGCAGGGAAGCACAACCCATGGCGAGCTTGCCGACGATCAGGTCGCCCTGATACATCACGCCGAAGTCACCAGAGGTGGTTTCCACGCTAGGAGCCACAGCTTCCACGGTACCGGCGGCTTCACGATGGAAGACCAGGCCAGCACAGGTGGTGTTGGTGTGGGCATAGGTGTTGTTTTCGCCGGTCACGGCAGCGCCACCAGCCGCCATGAAAGGCAGGTTGTTGGACTTGTACAGGCGGATGCCGGCAATGCTGTAGAGGCCTTTGCCGCTGTTCATGTCGCCTTGGGTGTTGCCGATCTCACGGTTGAGGATGTTGGTATCCACCGAGGAGATCAGGCTGTAGTACTGACGGGGGCTCAGCACGGCCACACGGCCTTCCTGAGGAGCATTGCGCTCATCCAGGACGGCAGCAGCCTCGAAGAAGCCATCCACCAGGGCTTGGGCGTTGAACTGGTTGTTAGCACCAATCTTCACCTCAAAGCCACCAGACTCACCAGTCACGACGGCAGCTTCACGGGAAGCGTTGTCGAGCACACGAGCGATGCGCTGGTCATAGAATTTGGCCATGGCCTCACCGATCTGCTTCGAGATCTCGGCACGCTGGCTGTACTGAGACAGAACCTCATCGAGCGAGTAGACGAACTGGCTGGACACCAGCAGATCGTCCATCACGATGGTCTTCTCGTTCGCCTTCAGAGCGGTATCCCCGAGGATGGGCGTACCAGGGGTGTGGTAGCCAGCGCCGAGAGTACCGGTCAGCAGGAACTGCTTGCTCTTACCACCACGCAGGGTGTAGCTGCGGATCAGACCTTTGAAGATGCTGGCAGCGTTAAAAGCAGTGAACACCTCGCCGCTGAACAGAGTCAGGGCGGTGGCGTACTTGTTTGCAAAAGTATTAGATTGGTTACCGTTTACGGCATTAGGCCGAGTCAGGTTAGAAATGTTAGCCATTTGAAAGAACTAGGAGAAAGTGTGTTTGTTCGGTCAGCCGATCAAATCCTTTTCAGATGAAAGTTGTCCTCCGCAGAGGGCTCTCTCCTACTCTTAGATTGTATCTAAAGACCTAGATCTTTCCTTGCAAGGATTGCCGTTTTAAGCCACGGACACGGGCAACAGGAATGGGGTCCGACTATGAGGTGCCCCACTCCCCTTCCTTCCTGCCCATGGACAACCCTGGACCAACCAGGAGCATGGACAATTTCGCCGTTACTAAGCCACGGGCGCGGGCTCTAGATCAGAGGAGATCCTTACTAATAGACAGCCGCTCCTCTACGTCAGCCCGGAAAGCGGGATCAGAAGAGTAGAGGGGGTTGGCGATATCCCGAGCCAGCTCAGCAGTACTGCGGTAAGGCTTGATGCCAGTGTTGGAAGAAGCCCTACCACTGACCATCTGCCCCTCAAAGCCTTCGGCTGCCTTAAAGCGATCTTTCAGGGCATTGACGGCAAATTTAATTGCCGAAGCATTCCCGGAGTCGGTGATGCTGTTGAAGGCATCAACCTCAGAAGCATCAAGGTTCTCAGCCGCCCACTGCACCATCTCCTGATAGCCCTCAGGGCCACCAGCGATGGCCATGATCTCATTGGCTTCAGCTTGAGCGAGCTGCTGGGCTTGCTGGTAGCGGCCAGCATTCTGGGTGTAGAAGGCCTCATACTCACGAATGAACTTCTCAGGATCAGACTTGAGCTGCTCAGCCAAGCTCTTAACAGTGTCTTCGCTAAGACCTTTACCTTGAGCATATTCATCAGCAGCTTTGGTCAACGTTTCAAACTGCTGCGGAGAGACCTCTTCCTGCCCCTCTGAGGGGCCTACATCACCCTCCTCCTGGTCTCCTTGGCCAAGCTTCTTTTGAAGCTCCTCGTAGGCCTTCAGAAGCTCTTCCTGGGATTTAAACTTACCGCCAATGAGCTCGGCGGACTGGTTCTCAGACTCAACTTGGTCATACAGGCGAGCACGATCCTCATCCTGCATCTGTTGAATCTTCTCTCCCTGGGCAAGAGCTTCTGCTTCGGCTGCTTGCTGCTGAGCAGTTGGTGCGTCCGGTTGGGTGTCGAAAGTTACGGTGGCCATTAGTAGGTTTGGGTGGTTACGTTACCGAAAGAGGGGCGAATCTTGGGCTTCTGGCTGTAGGTTCCAGCATCACCAGACGGCTTGATGGTCGGTTTGATGCTGTAGTCAATGTCCTTATCCAGACTGGATTCGACTTCGGTTGGCACCCAAGCTTCACCAGTGTCGACGCCACCTTTGTAAGTGCCGTCAGACTGCCGGGCTCGACTCCGGTTGGGTTGGTTGGATTTGCTGTTGTTCGTTGGCATACTGTTCAACTAATTTTTCACCAATAGGAGACTTGGCAAGCTGACCCATCTGATTCATCAGGCTGGCTTGCATCATGTTCTGCTTCTGATCATTCGTCTCTTTCTCCATCGTGGCAGGATCCTTGATGAGATTGAGAACATCGATACCGCTAGCAGCAGCAAGTCTCTTGAGGAATTCGGTTGGGTTGATGAATTGGGCAAGAGCTTCAGGACCCATGCCTTGAGCCACAGTCTGCATAAACTCCATCAATGCAAGACGTTCCTGACCACGACCAATGCCGTTAAGGCCAGCAACCACAGTCGGCATCACCAGTCCCTTGGGGAGAGGTGGTACAGCCTTCTGACGCTGGAGGATATGAAGCTTACGGCTCAGATAAGGACCAAGCAGCTCCGTTGTAAGGTTCCCATAAATTCCACCCAGCTGCTCATTGAGCTCCTGTTGGATAGCAGAGATTTCGGTCGCAGTTGTGCGCTCTGACTGACGAGGATTCAGGATCAGGAAAGCATCTGACAAGCGAGTCGTCAGATCACGAATCATCTCCTGAACAGTTCTGAAGTCGGCAGTCTTACCAACCTGAATCACACCCACATCATCAGGTCGACCCTGAATGATTGCACCGTTGCTTGCACGGGCAAGGGATTGTGGCTTGGTAGAGGCAGAGGGGGAGACGGTGAAGATCACCTTGGCAGCAGCGGCGCTGCCCTCCACCAGAGCCCGCATGAGGTTCTCAAGTGAGGTGAGGTCTCCAAGGAACTCCTCGACACGGCCACGACCAAACGGTTCACCATCAACAACATTGAACCTAAGACCAAGCCAAGGGGCAATGTTCTTAGGGGCAGAACTTTCAGAACCAGGAATTACCTTCCCATCGACTTCTTGGAACCACTTCCACTGCCCATCCTGGAGCTTGGCCCAGGTGTAGACATCAGCCTCCTCCCAGTTGTTAGAGCTCTTTCCAGAACCAACACCGTAACGAGGGCCATCAGCCCCAGGGGCATTGCTGTCCTGGTCTTGAGTGTCTGGGAGATGCTTCTGGAATTCAGGTGGTAGCAGGGTCCGATGAACAGACTCAATGGTCAATACTTCAATAAGATTACCGTCGCCATCTCGGTTGACGACATATCGATCCAGTGGATAGACCTTAAGGGCTTTCTTCCCGACAAAGATAAGTACATTGCCAGTGACGACCAGATGCTTCATGGCTTGATGGAGCATCACCCGATCAGAAGATTCCGCAATCTGTTGATGGATAATTCTCTCTAGCTTGGAGAGAGAAAGATCGATCTCACTGCGAACTTCTGGGGTGAGCTCTGGAAGCTGCATGAGTTCAGCATCAGAGATCTGCAGCTTAAAGAAGCTGGTATTGACTGGGAAGAGTGACAGCATCAACTTGGATGCCAGCACATTTACGCCCTTTGCACCAACACTCTGCCAAGGAATAGGGAGCGAACCCCCCTTGGCCTGACCGCTTTCAACGATCAGGTAGGGGAGCGTGAGACGCGCACACTCCCTGGCAGAGTCAAGGTATTGCTGCCTATCCGCTGACAATGTTTGGTAGCGAGATAAGGCTGAATCTTTCATTTTAGGAAGGGATATTCAGATTACCTTTGGCATCGGTCGTGTTGACCGGACTCTTGGCAAGGGCAATCTTCAGGGGGGAAGTACCACCACTTGCTTGCTGAAGCTGACCACGCTTAGAGGTGCGCTTCTGCATCTTGGCGTTCTCCATCGAGCTAGCACTCACAGCAGCAGGAGCGGGCAGCGGAGCTGCAGGCTCAGGCATCGGAGGTGGAGTCGGAGGAGACGGCGGCATTTCCGGCGCCGGCGGGGGAGCCGGGATGGACGGCATGGAGGGAGCACCACCACACATAGCTTTAATCCTCGATAATTGATTTGATAAACTCAACAACTGATCGCTGTCCTGATCGATACATAATCAGGTTCATCGGGTTGTCAGGGTGCGGGTTGATTGGTGGAAAATAGTCTTCGAGTTTCTCCAGCAGTTTCTCCAGATTGGAGTCACCTTCGAATACGTCGGAGACCTCTAGCTGGTCAGCCATAAGCGGGTAGGTCGTTGTTAGACGCCTCAAAGAAGGCCGGGAATCTGGCTCTCTGGGTTTCGACCAGACCAGATGCCTTACCTTTGGAATAAAGAGAGTCGGACTGCATTAACCAGAAGTCCTTATCGAGCCACTTGTTCTCGGACTGACCCAAACCATCCATCACCCAATGCACAGTGGCCTTGCGGAGCTTGTTCAGGTTTGGGGTGCTCTTCAGCCCGAGGTCGTGAGCAACCATGCCGTGGATTGCCACATGAGTCTGCTCATCACGACTGATGTCAGCAGCAAGAGTCCTCAGGCCCATGTCTCCGTTGAACCGGAAGAACGGAAGCAGTACAAAGAACACGCTCCGCTCCAGGATCGAGGCTTTGAGGATCGGATGCTCAGGCGCCTCTAGCCAAGCCTTGCGGATGGCTTGAGCCTCACGCTCTGCCTTGGGGTCAGTGCCGTGAGCAGTTACCACATAAGACAGGCCCAGGTCATGCTTGTCCTCATCCTGTTGGTTGGACAGGAGAGCTTCCATCACACCAGGCTTATCGGGCAGCTCCTTCTCCAATCCCTGCTGCAGAAACTCCTTCACTGGGAGCTCTAGGGTTCTGAGAGCCAGAGCCCTAAACAAAGATTCCTCTGAGCCTTCAACAAAAGACCCCCGCTCAACTTGAACAGGGGTCCATTTACGCTTTCGAGCGATCACATCAAAATAGCTAGACATTACTCTGCACAAGAAACACAAAAGGCATCATCAGATTCAAAAGAGAAGATGTCCTTATAATCATCATCAAGAATGGCCGTGGCATCATCCTTGCGAAGAGTATCAGGCATCACTTGCAAAGCGTAATAAAGAGAGGTCTGGGGAGACTTAAGCCAGTCCTCAATAAATGCCTCGTCATAGGTCACAACATCTGACCAGCTATTAAAGCTGTAGCCATGCAGCAACCCTGTACGATCCAGCATGTACATCAGTCCGTCTGCAACAGACTTGTAGGCATCCCAACCCACTTCCTCAGCGATCTCTACAGGGCCATAGTCGACGGACATCACACCAAGGGTTCCAGAGTCCCGATCAACATGCCGGGCAATGGGAGGGGCAATCTCAGGGGTGGTGACGTAGCCGTCAAGATCGGTGTAGCGGTAACTGCAGGAAGCAGTAGGAGCAATGCAGAAAGCCCGTTCCATGTTGTTGGCACGAGCCACCTGGGCTGCAGCTTCAATGGCTTGCTTAAACTCCAGGGCCAAAAGCGAGGCCTTGGTAGCAGCATGTCCGATGTTGCTGTTGACTAGGTGGAGGGCCTCTCCGAACTCTTTGTAGGTGACCCCATAGCGGCGGAGGAGGTTGGCAAGTCCAAGCATTCCGAGACCCACTTGGCGGTCTGTTTCTGGACTGAGATACTCGCCGCTAGCGTCGACATTTGTTCGACCATGTAACGCGCACAGCTCGGACATTCCGTGGACAAAAGCACGTTGTATGTCATCGATGTTGCAGGCCCCGAGGTTAACGTGCTGCAGGAGACAAGTTCCCCGTGACAGCAGAAAAACTTCGAGGCACACGTTTGCTCGAATGCGATTTCCATTTCTGTCTACCTTGGTTTTTGCAAGCCAGATATCTCCGCTCTTAATCGCTTGAATAAGCGCATCCTTAACTTCCTGAGAAGCAGCATCCCACCAAAATCGATTGATGTTGACGCAACGCTTTACCCAGGGCAGCTCAGCGCGGCTTACTGTGATGAACTCAAGGATGTCTTCATGGCACAAATCGAGATGCAACACACACGCACCGTTGCGGAATGTGCCGCCCCTACGCAACACTTCATTGAGCATTGAGTAGATCCTGCCAAAGCTGACTGGGCCTGAAGCAATCAGCTTGTCCTTGCCTTTTTGAGTCTCTGTTCCCTTTGGTCGAAGCTTCGAGAGATGAACAGCCACACCAGCTCCATAGCGGAGTGCGTGGGAAACAAAGCGCCAGGATGCTTCAATTCCATTGGGGCCTTCCATCTCATCTTCCACCACAAAGATGGTACAACTAACGGGGAGGCGACTTTCTGGGTTGTCAATCCAGGACTGGACTCTGCCCGTTCGGGCGATCTTTGAAGTGGACATTACTTAAATCAGGTCGGTGAGGTAAGGAGGTTCATAGTTAGGGCCTTTGAGGACCTTGCCGTCCTCGCGCTTTAAAGGCTTTCCATCGACAAGCTTGGACATGTTGCTCCGATGTACTCTTGCCAAAGCCTCGTCGAGCTCCCAGCCGGCAGCAGCCGCAAACTGGAAGCAAACGTACACAAGGTCCGCAAGCTCTTTAAGGGCAGCCTCTCTAGCCCTAAAATTCGAAAGGTCATTGAGACAATCGTCGTATGCGTGGAAGAACTCGTGAGTTTCTTCTGCAATGAGATCAGATTGAACATCAAGTATTGATGGAGAGAAACAGGCAGTCGGTTGGTCCATAGCCACCCTGAATTGGAGGGCTTGGCCAAGCAGATCGGGTGCGCTCATTGGATAGCCTCCAGCTCGGCGGCGATGACGAGGAGTTCACAGCGAATGTCGTCTCGTGTCCAAGCATCAGGATCGCTGCCTTTTAAGTCGTCATACGGGACCACTTCATCCGCAGCAGCTCGCAGGGCGGCGGCTACACCAGACCTAAAGCGTTGGTGAGTGGCATCAGACCACGCATTAGTTGCGGAAGCATTAGCGGCATCCAGGACTGCCTGCGCGGCGGGGGAGAGGTCAGTCATCATCGATTGCGGGATTTAGAAACAAGCTGGATCTTCTTCTCTAGGTATGCCTTTGCCTTGAGAAGATCATCGATCTCTTCCTCGTGTGGCTTGAAGCCTGCACGAGACAGGTACTTCACAACATTGCCAGCGAAATAGTCGAGCTGTTGATCAGCGATGAAATCCCAGACTTCAATGACGCCACGGGCGTAATGGTCTGGAGAGTATTTACTCATGGGTAACGAGACCAGGGTGGTGGGTTATGCGGTTCGAGCTCGTCCTCGATCTTTTGAAGGAAAGATGCCATCCAAGGCTTCCAGACTTCTGGTTGCCTTGAGTACATCTTTTTAGATAGAAGTGTCCCCCTTATCAGGAGTAGCTCTTGCAGTGTCAATCTCATTCCAGTGCTTCACTAGATTGGTGATTGTGTTGGAGAACATAAAGTTCTGACGTTGAAGTGAGAGGCACAAGCTCGCCAGATCAGCCTTAGATGCATTCTCCGAAGCATCAGCTAATTTGCGGAGTTGGAACTGCTGCTCAACAGTCAGCTCTAGGACTGGGTAAGGAATCATGGTGTGTAAAGGATGGGCTTCTGTGACTTCGAGTCCCAATCATTTGCCTGAAGGATTCGTGCAAGACGTAGATTCCTAAGTGCATCTTCTTCTGTCTGCTGAGCCTGCTTATAGGCTTTGACAACAGCTGGCCAATAGTCTTCATCCTTTACGGATTGAAGAATGGCATGTGCCTTCTTAGGACCAACACCAGGACACCCGGCAAAGCCATCGGTCTGGTCGCCTGTGAGGCACTGTTCAAACAGTTTCCTTCGAGCCGCTTCGGGGCTCTGGGTAAACTCCTGTTTGAGGTTGAAGATGCGACAGGGAATCTGTTCTAGATCCTTATCGGGACTGACTAAAACAAAGTCTGTAAGAAGCCCATTGGTGGCCATAATTCCGCAGACATCATCTGCTTCCAGGCCAGGCTTCATAATCGAGTTGAAAGATTCAAGGCCCCAGTTCTTCAGGCGAAGATAGCCACAAGGTTTACGCTTGGTGCGATTGCCCTTGTAGGTGGGCTCGATCTGCTTTCGGAAGTTCTCTCGATCAGTAAACGTCAACAGCAGCTTGTCGGTGTCGAACCGTTCTTGCAACTTGTTGAGTTCGCCATTGACGATCTTCTTTGCTTCGGTGAAATTACCGACGATGACCGTCAACTCCTCGTTGTAATCACATTCCTCTTCAACGGCAGAAGCCGCTCGATAGAAGAAGTAATCAGCATCGATTAGAAGCGTTGTCACTTGGTTTAGTGCTATTGAGTAGATACAGCAAAGCCTTCGAGAGGATCACGGGATCGTCATGCAGGAGGCCGACTCCTGAATTGCAGGATTTGCATATGTAGCCACGGAACGACTCTTCGTTGTGGCAGTGATCGAGCACCCAGTTCTGAGTATGTACCCCACATATGGGGCAATCACCAGGCGGCGGCACTGGATATCGTGTTTTTAGGTTGGTTCGGATGTGGTGCTGCATCCGGTGGCAGGCCTTGCACCTGTTGCGCGTAGCTCGATGGCGGCCATCGGCTTTGACGAACTCATGCTCGGGCTTCCACTGCCCACAGTGCTTGCACTGCTTAGTGGCAGTCTGCCCAGGACCGTCCGATCTTGTATTCGGAATCCAGTCTGCACCTAAAAGAGAGAGTTGACTCAACGTCTTTCATAGCAGCTGTAATAAGAAACGCAGCTTGCTCTGCCTGCTCAGGAGCAACAGAGATCTGCATCTCGTCATGCACAAAGGCCAGTGGCCAATAGCAGATACCTGCTTCCTTGAGTAGTTCGTTGGCACGAATCACCCAGTTCTTGCAGATGATGGCTCCAGCTGATTGCAACAGGTAATTCAAAGCAGCATGCTTCTTACCCTGCAGTCGAATAGGGCGACCATCGAGAGCCGTGAGCACATCAGATTCAGCCCGTTGGGAGACTGCTTCAGAGAGCTGAGCAAAGCCCGTAAGGCCAGTCATGACGCGCTGGCGAATCTCCTTGCCTTTGACAACCGCCTTGTCTTTACTGGCTCCAGCCGTGAGGCCTAGCTTGAGGTTTCCCCCACCGTAGATCAAACAGTAAGTGCAGGATTTGCCTGTCTTCCTATCGGTTCCGTAGATTTCAGCTAGGGCCGTGTGGATGTCTCCGTCGACCACTTCCTCACCAAACTGTGGATTCCAGCGATGGAGGTAATGGGCAAGGCAACGAAGCTCCAGGCCAGAAGCATCAGCGCCAACTTGCAGGCGATCAGTCCCTGCATAGAAGAGTTCGCGGTAGTCATGCTCTGATGGAACTTGGGCAAGGTTGGGATGCATGTGGGCCATGCGGCCCGTGTTGGTGTTCAGGATGCAGCTGTGATGGATGCGTCCATCTGATGCAACCTTCTTCAACCAGGCGTTTTGCCCTTCGTTGATCTGGCCCAGATGCTTTTGCAGCGTCAAGATCCGAGCAAACTTCTTGGATTCGAGCGTGTCGAGTTCCAGCAGAATGTTTTCGTCGATCTTGGCTAGGCCAGTCTCCGTCCGCTCAATAGGCTCCCAACCCCGAAAGGTTTGGAAGGCCCAGGCGATGTGTTGACGGCTGGTGGGATTGAACTCCCGGAGACGGGTAAGGGGAGATCCTTTGACGTAGCCCCGGCTGCTGTTGTTAACTGCAGGTGTGAACGTTCCACCATCCACATAATGGAAGGTGTCTCGCATCTCATCAGAGAGTTGCTCCAATTCACTTTGCAGTTTCCACGTCAACATCTCGGCTTTCTTGATGTCGAATGGAAAGCCTTCCCGCTCCTGCCAAGACATCAGCCGAGCGATTTGGTGTTCAGTCTCGATGCAGCGTGCGTATTGCTCCAACTTAGGTTGAAACAACTTACACAATGCCACTGAGACTTCCACGTCCTTGGCGCAATACTCCAGCATTTCTGGGGTATAGGTTGACCAATCCCCCTTGAGCTGCTTGCCGTACTCACTCTTGAGAACCCCGAGGCGGTAGCCCCAAGCTTCCAAGCTGTGACGGCCATACAGCTGACCAGGCATGTTGGCTGGTTTCTTGCGAAGATCCCGGTTCAACATGTCCATGAAGAACAGGCGAGAGAGGATCAACGTGTCGTACACCTTCCCCTGAGGCTCAAAGAAGGGGAAGACTTCCTTGATGGCCTCAAAGTCATAGCCGATGATGTTGTGGCCCCACAGTTCATCAGCCTCGACCAGGATGTTGATCCCAGTCGTCACTGATTCGTGGTTGCCACTGTCGTCGTAGCGGTTGACCTCACCTGTATCGAGGTCTTGCGTAACCACACAATGCACAACTGACAGCCCCCGCAGCAGGCCATCAGTCTCCACATCAAATGCCAGTCTCATTGGTTGGCAATGACATCGAGGGCTTGGTTCCACCAGTCTTTGGTGAGGAAGGAACTCCCCACCTTCCGGGAGAGTTCATGGCTCTCTTTGTCCATGATCAAAACCGTGGGGTACATCTTCAATTCGTAGGCAGCCACCAAAGCGGGGGCGTTTTCCTTTTGAATGACGGACACGTATTGGCCGTATTCAGGATTGAGCTCCAGAACCTGATCCAAGGCTTCAGTAGCCTTTTCGCAGGGACCGCAGCCGTCCTTTTTGAAGAAGACCAGACGGGATGGTTTAGAAGTCGTCATAGCCAGTGGGTGTTGCGGTTAGGGCTTGGGTGGATTCAGTCAGACGACCTGTCTTGAGGTCGTACACCAACGTTCCAGCTGGACCGGTTTGTCCGTTGAACCTGTTCTTGAGCACCTTCATCTCACTGAAGCAATCGCCTGAGGAGATGTTGCGTAGGACGCAGACGACGATGTCGGATAGTTGCGCGATGGAGTGGGAGCCCCTGAGGTGTCCCAATGACACATCAGCTCCGTCTTCATGCGCTTTGTCGTTGGCGGTGCGCCGGAGATGACTAATCAACACCATGCCGATCCTTGTCTCTTCAACAAAAGATCGCAGCTTGGTCATCGTCAAATCCAGCATCCGACGCTCATCGTTTGATGCATTACCGGAGAGCAGAATCGAGAGGTGATCCAAGATGATCCATTGCACTCCCTTGGCTTTCACCATGAAGCGAATGTCATTCAAAATCACATCAGGATCTACGCTGCCGAACCCGTCCCGTAGAAAAACGCGACCAGATCCAACAGAATGATCAAAAGCACTGCGGAGATCAGATGGCTCGATTTCATTGGATAAATGAAGTGGTTTGTTGGCTTTAACAGTCATCAAACGCAGGGCGGTGCGCTGGATGGATTCTTCAAGGGCGATGTAGCCCACACTGAAACCTTGATCGACCAATGACATGGCGATCTCACCGCATAGGGTGCTCTTCCCCGCGCCAGAACCGGCGGTGATTGTCACCAGTTCGCCCAGCCTCAACCCCGATGTGAGTTGGTTTAACCCTGCAAAGGGGTAGTCAGCATCTTTGCCATGCAAAGGAGCACTGACCAGCTCGAACAGGTCCTTGCCATCAATGATGGCTTGGGGCATGTAGGGCTTGCGGTTGAAGTAGGCCTGCCGAATGGCATCACCGCCACCGCCCACCAGGGCCTCGGAGGCATCCTTGTAGGGACCAAGGGTGGCAATGAACACGCGATCCGCTGGGAACAGCGCCGCACATTCACTGGTGGCCTTTTGCCCGGCTTCATCCTGGTCAAGCATGAGCACGAGCTCGTCGAAGTTCAGCAGCCAGGGCAGCTGATGCTTCAGATCTTTGGCGGCTCCATGGGCCCCGTTGGGAACGGAGACCACCGGCCAGTTGGGCCTGGCCTGCCAGACGCTGAGTGCGTCGAGCTCGCCTTCGGTGATGACCAGGGTCTTGCCGGAGCCGAACAGTTGTTGACCGAACAGCTGGTGGTCAGGATTGCTGCCCACCCACTTGAAGGTCTTGTCGCGCCCACGCTCCTTGTAGCCGATCAGGCACTTGTTGCTGTCGTAGTAGGGAAAGCGAACGGCCTGGCCTGGATCGATGCGGACATTGAATTGCCGGCAGGTCTCCTCGCTCAGGCGTCGGTTTTTAATCGGCCCAAATTCACCGTCGTAATTCACGAGACGTTGCGGCTTGTTAGCAGAAAGGATCTGCCCATCCCCGCGCTGGTAGTAGCCACAGGCAAAGCAGTAGGCACCGCCGTCGCTGTAGCGGGCTAACGCATCGGAGGATGGACAGTTGGGACAGGGCTCATGCCGAACGAATTCCGCCCCCTCAGAGGAGGAAGTCATCGGCGATCTCGATGTAGTCGCGCATCACGTCGATGATGTGAGCGAAGGGATAGCCCTCGTGCTCAAACTGTTCGACCAACGCATCGATGCGCGTGAACAGCAGATCCTTGGTGGTGTCTTCGTTCATCACTGCAGCTCCTTGGCCAGGGCGTTGAGTTCAACCGCAAAGGCCTCGTATTGGCAGGCCGCCTTGTCGTGGAAGTCCAGCCAGCTCTTGAGGGCATCGAGCAGGCCCGCCAGCACATTGGCGCGGCTGCTGTCGCCTTCGCCGATGTCCGCCAGCAGGTCGCTGAAGTGCTCGCTGTAGTACTCAACGCTGCCGTATGCAGGCCCGTTGGTACGGACGTAGGGGGTGGTCGTGACGGTCATTGCAACCAGTTGGGTGGAATGTGGGGAAAAATGCACCAGGGAAACCCGTGCCTGTCGCACCAGTCGCCGTAGGTGGATTTGCTTGTTTTTGTTAAAGTGTTATTACGCTGGAATATGAAACGTATATCTAAGTGCGGATGTTGAGCCTTGACAGCCAACATCTTCCTCCGATCTGAGGGCTTAAAGAATCCCTTGCATTCGAGAATGATGTCGTTCTTGAGGAAGAAATCGGGCGTGTATTTCGACTCAGTTACATACGCGAACTTCTGCGCCTCATAGAGATAAGGCACATTGACTTGATCAAAGTATTTAGAAACACGCTCCTCCAGACCGGAGCGGAGCTGCATCAGAAGTCGTAGTCGCTGCTATCGGATTGGGTGGTGGACTGGGCTTCACGCACCTGAGGGGCTGAAGCTTTGTAGCCATCGATGGCCGGAGCCGAGGCGAACAGGGCCGCCACATCGGAGCCCTCCAAGCTGCCGGAATCGACCACGTCGCTGGTGTTGAGCTCGATCACCTGAACCCCCAAGACCACCAACTTGGTGCCGAGGGAGGGTTTGGTGTAGGGGCTCTGCTGCAGGATCACCCGCACCTTGCTGCCCTTGCGGATCGCCCGCAGCACGTCCTTCTCCAGAACGGTGCCCTCGGTGTCGACAAAGACCACCGCCGGACGGTTGGTCTCACCGAGGTAGGAGTACTTGACCAGACCCTCCTCATCCCACTTGGGGTTGTTGATGTTGACCCGCGAGGGGTTGGGGATCTTGGACTTGGCCCACTCCAGCAGCTCCTTGCGGTCCTGTTCCACTTGGGCCAGGGTGTCGCTGGGGATCTGGAACGAGAAGGTGCAGTTGTTCCATTGCCCGCCGGGCTCATCGACCTTGATGAAACCGGTGAGGGTGGTGTTGAAGATGTAGCGGTTTGCCATGGGTGAAGGGGTGGTGGATTAACGGCCTTGGCCGCGATAGGCCTTGTGTCCCCGCTTGGGGAGGGAATGACGCCCACTGCCTTGGTGCGTGGTTTTGGGGGGACCGGGGGTCCACAGCACCTTTGGGATGGACTTGGTCTTAGTGGTTGTCGTCTTCTTCTTCATGGAATGGCGACTTGAAACGGGTGGGATTGGGGTACTTGGAGGGCAGGTTGTTGAGCTTTTCCTCCAGCTCTTCGATGGCTTGAAGCAAGTCTTTGCTGCTGCAAAAACCAGCGGCAAGATTCTTCATAGGTCGAAGATTCGGTGCTGTTCGAGCCAGGCTTCGTACTCCTCATCGGGCAGCTCCGTTGACAACGGATCGCCAAATGCGAGGAAGTGGCTATAGCTCTCTGGGTCGAGCTCCTCGATCTGCTCCTGCGTTAGATCCGGGGGGTACATCTTTGGTTTAGTGAGAGTGATGAAAACCCAATGAAAAAGGGGCTTCTCAGCCCCTTCTCGCTCTTGGATTTGACTAGTGGGATCAGCTCTCTCTGGAACCTGAAACTAGCGCGTCTACCAATTCCGCCACATCCGCATTGGGATCTCGGGCAGGCCCGAGCGGCTCATGGACAGTAGCAGAGCGGCAAAACGGCCCGTTTTGACGGACCGTTAGTCGCGCTAGAAGGGGGCTCAGAGGGATCTAATCGCGCTGCGACAGGCCCGATCTGTGGGCTTCACATAATTCAATGAAGTCTCCACGTCGGCATGGCCCATCAGTTCCATGATCGTGCGCGGGGAGGAGTTCTCCCCCAGCCAGGTCCCGAAGGAGTGGCGCAGGGAGTGCCAGACGTAGTCCTCCCCAAATCCACAGAAGTTACGAACCTTTACGAACGCTCGGAAGAGCTGATCTTTGTTAGTCCAGTCGTCTCGAAACAAGTACGTCTGTCCTAATCGGTTCTGCAAGACCCCGTGGATCTTTTCGTGGATGTCAATGGCTCGCACGTTGCGGCCTTTGGTCTCGCGCCCAGGTTTGCCCCCGACCCACAGCACGTTGGCCGAAAAGTCGAGGTCTTCTGATTTGAGCTTGAGCAGCTCCCCTTGGCGCACCCCGGTGTAGGCGCTGACGATCAGGGCATCGGCCAGGTCTTGACGGTCGAAGACATCGACCGAGACAAACACCATCCGAGCCACCTCCTCTTTTGAGAAGTAGGTCATCCGGCATTGGCCCTCCTTGAGGCGGACCACCCTTGGCCAAGTGACATTGTGTTCTTCAGCCTCCCGAGTCCAGTTGATCGCCGTTGATCCCACCGAGATAATCCGGTTGATCGTTGCGTTCGACAGGTGTTGCCCCTGAAGGTCCGAGATGAACTCATGCCACCACCCGACCTTTGCCATTCTGGCGAGTGGAAGTGAGCGGCCAGCGTATTTGGTGATGTGGCCGGCATTGATGGAGTTCGTCTTGGCCGAAGCCAGACGTTTCCACTTGGTTCTCCAGGTGTAGTCGAAGGCTTGGCCCCAGGTGTAGGTGCTCATGTGTCGTCTCCAGCGGTGATGAAGTCACGAGCTGAGGCCTCAAATGAAGCAATGCTCATGGACATGTGCTGTTCGATGAGGTTGGCAAACTGTTGCCCCTTAGGCGTGAGGAACAATCTCCATTTTTTGTAGTCAGCTGCATCACGCTCACGCCGAACAAGTTTGAGACCTTGCCGGTGTTCAAGACGGTGATGACTGCCGAGCCAGCTGATGTTTCGACTGACTGCCGAAGCAGACAATTTGGTGAAAGCCACCACTTCCTCTTGCAGGCAGCCGTCATGGCTGGCCACATAGAAGAAGCAACTGGCCAGCTGGAGGGGGAATTCCTTCTCGCCCGTTGAGCGGAGGATTTCCATGATCAGGTAGCAGCGGTAACAGGCCTCTGAGGTCAGCTTCAAGGGCTCGTCTGGGGCTGGTACCCGGAGCATAGCCGCAGCTTTGAAGGGGGGAGGCTTACAAGCTAAAACCATGATTAACCTGAGACACAACCTAAGACTAGTTGGTTTAGTGGGATCGCGTCAAGGGTGGGGAACCCCCAAAGTCGACCTCCCACGCCCAACACTCTTCTAGGTAGTCCCCGACCTTGGCCAGGGCTAGAGCTTTTTCGCGTTGGTCATGCTGCACATAGCTGTGGATCCGCTCCACCAGCGTCATGTTTTCGCTCTCTTTGAACATGATGCGGCTTGTTAGGTTGGCTAAGTGTGATCAACAGAAGAAATAAATGCTGTTCCTGCATTTCTCTAGCTCAAGATCACCGATGATCATGCCCTCGGGTATTTCCGCTTGCATGATTTGGGCAAGATTGAGCAGGGGCTTGGTTTCGTACATCTTGACGAACTCATCTCGAATCACCGTTGACATGTAGTCCATATCAGTGGCGGTGGTTAAGATCGAATCGTGGATCAACATGAACGGCTGGTCATAACCAGCAAAGCTGTTGTGAAGCAGGGCAGCATCGGCGCTGTGGATGAAGTTAGGAGCAGTGGCATGGCAGTGCTTACTGATGTCAGTAGCCCCGTAACCAGAGCCCACACTGCTAGAAACAACATCCCCTAAGAGTTGAGTACGAACCTTCACGATGTTCAGTTTCCGCTTGTCTTGACGGACAGGAAAACCAGACGGTGAGATCCAGATCAACTCCTCATTGCCTTGGAGAATGAACTCCTTAACGCTGGCCTTAATCCACTCCATCACTGCAATGGGACCAGGGATCACCGCCACCAAAGCGAGCAGCATCGTCTTGGTGAAGATCGACAGCTCCTCAGCTGTGGGCTTGCGGTTGCGCCCGGTCTCCCGCTCGTGATCGAGGATCGCCTTGCGGATGTAGCCCCGGTTGGAGTGGGGGGTAGCTGCGTAGCAAACGGTCATCGTGACCCTCTTGGTCAAGGGTCGTCCTACCTCTTGGGCCCATTGCGCCAGATCGGGGTGGTCCCCTTCCAGCAGTTCAATGGTCTTGTTCAACACAGCGCGATAAGCATCGGCTGGTGCTGGTGTGGGTGAGACGTTGACCATGGCCCCGGACTTGGCATCCAACGTCATCGCAGCAAGATGCTGCAATCCGCTGCATGTTGCATCAGTGGCAACGGGCAAATTGGTGACGCGCTTGGTGCCAGTGATCACGCAGGCGTGATACTCAGCGCAAGCAGCCAATCCACACCACGGGCTATCGAACCCTTCCAGCTCAGCCAGGTGGCTCTCTGGTTCGGTGGCGATGGCCGTGATCAGATCGTGGTGAGCCTGGGTCCAGGCCACCCGCTCATCAAGGCTGAGCTTGTCCTTGCCCGCCGTGTTGGCCAGGTGGACAGCCAGCCAGAACTTGGTGCGCTCGGTCACCGGCCTGTCCTTGGCAAACAGGTAGAGGCTCTTCTCCATGTCCGTCCCCTGCGGAGACATCCATGTCACCAGTGGGTAGACACGTCCCCGGTAGTCAAACGACCAGGGGATGTACAACACCGGCTCGGTGCTGAACCGATCAGCTACCGCCAACGTCTCAAGGGTGCGGAAACGTCTACCCGTGAGGGAGGCGTTCCGGTTTTCTTGATCGGCTCGCAGCTTGCGCCACTCGAAGATCTTCTCTTTGTCCTCGGTGTCGGGCTTGGGAATCGGAGGCTCATTGCTCTGCAGAACAAAGGTTCCGAGCGTCCTCTCCATCCGTTCGAGATGCTTCATCATCCCGTGCGTTACGGGGTTGACCTTGTACGCCACGTTCTGCAGCGTGTTGAGCATGTCGAGCGGGGTATTCCCCAGCGTAAGTGGACACCTTTGACCACGCACCAGTGAAAAGCAGGTGCGGAGTTCGTTGGTCAGATACCCACCCCTCTGATCCTGTGACCAGGGGGCAGGCTCACACACCATTGGCCAAGCAAGTGGTGCTTGCAGTTCGGCCAGATGCATGATCACACCTCGCAGGTCCTTCAGCTCAGGGCTCATCACCACGAGACGCAGGGCATTCTTCTTGCCTTTCAAGTTGCTGACCTTGAAGTCAAACCACTTCACCGTGGTGGCGATGCAGTCCAACAGGAATGCTCCGATCTGGTGGCGTTTGGGTTGAGACCATTGGTCCCACTTGAAACCACGTCGATTCATCAGCACCTTGGCCACCGTTTCCTTCTGTTGGGTACCGGTGGTGGGCAGGAAGTACTTGTTGCGGATCGCCGCAAACTCCTTGGGTGCGGTCTTCTCATACCAACGGAACCGGGCCTCGGCTTCGATGGCCTTGCCAATGGACACACACACGTTGGTGTACACGTTCTTGTGAGAGCCGTGTTCGTCCTTACCCCGAGCAATCAAGTCGAGGGCTTTCTTGGCAGCAATGGCCGCCATCACCTCAGGCTCGATGCAATGCATCACCTCATACAGGTGGGCTCCACCCATGTAGGCCTTGCCTTTGGTCAGGCGGTCTTGCTTCTCCTGGATCCGCTCGGCGATGGCAGTCACCTGCTGGTTGACCAGCTTGCGACCCCATACCGTGCCTGATCCGTACTCGCGGTCTTCATCGCGGGCCGTCCGATGACGCAGCCGTTCAGCCCCCTGCTTGGCAGCAAGGGCTTCGAGCTCCCATTGACGCGCCCACGAACTCAGGTGTTCGGGACTCATTGTGTTTAGTGGGAGCGGTTACCAGTCAAAATCAGTCGATTCCTTCAGCACCCATACGATGCAGTCAGGATTGTCGTGAATGGCCTGAACCATCTCCATGGCTTGGAGCTTGGCGTGCATTTTGTTATATGCATAGCAGCAAAACTCGTAGCCATCACTATTCCGATCTAAGTATCGGACTGTGTATGGATGTAAAGTATCCATGTGCAGCTCGGAGGCGGGCAGGTCGGGTAAGCGGATTGCGGTGTTCATGGTTAGTCCTCCAACTTTATGGTAGGTCAAAGACGGCTGCAGTACAACTGTACTAGATCTTCACATGGGAGGTCTAGCAGGCCGTAAAACAGGGATTCCCAGTGCTCTGGGGATTCAGCGTCGAGTTGAGCCAGCTCTGTTGCCATTGCTACCGGGCTGAGCTCAGGTTCTTCCTGCCAAGAAGCAGGCCACAGCCACCCGTGGGCTGGGCTGATATGCACATCCTGCATAGTCAGTACTGAACCCCCTGACCGTTGAAGTCCTGAAGGCACTGCTTGAAAACAGCTGCAGCCTGTTTCCGGGTGAGCACACCATCACCCACCGATTCCACCAGTCTTGGTGCAATGGCGAGGCAGATAGCAGGCATCCCTGCTTTAGGTGGCTCTGGGATTGATGCCGGGGCTGCAGCATGGAGTGTGGCTGCGGTGAGAATTGCAAGCATGGCTGGCGGTTGAGGCTTGTTAGAGAGGGCCCGGTGCTGGCCCAAAGAAATGGCCCTAGCTGATCGCTAAGGCCAAGACGCACGAGCTGAATGTGGCGATGGTGAGAAGGCCCAGGATCTGAGACTGCTGCCGCATGGCCCAGGCCTTAAACAGAGGATCATCCATACATAGCCAGCAGCTCTGGAAACAAAGCGGCCTTGGCATCTGCAACGGTGGGGAACCCTGCCGATACTGTTTGCCCGTTGATCACGTACCAGTAGCTGGTATCGGTATCACTGAGGATCTGGGCCACCACTTGATTGTCGTGGAAGATCTGTTCGTGATACATCCCCGAATGATGGGGAATGCGGTTGCTGCTATACATGATTAACCTAGATCAAACAGTGTGGCAAATAGATCATCCAAGCAATCATCAATCTGCTTTTTAGCGGCCTCGCTGATTGATGGATCCTCTGCCATCCGCTCCAGACGGTCGGCAAATTTGAATGCTTCCTTGGGGGATTCAAAGTTGATCTCCGCCCAGTCCAGATCCTCTGCTCTGATCTCGTGTGTGGTGCTCATTGTTTGGCGGTGTGGGTGAGGGTTGGCGTGGGTGTGCCCGAGTAGCTGTAGGGATTGGCCGAGAGTTCGCCCAACCCCAGGATCACCAGCGCACAGGTGAGGCCAGTGGCCACAAAAAAGCTGATGATCCCGTCCATTTGCACTTGGTCCATGGGTCTAGTGGGATTGATTAAGCAATAAAAGCAACCTTGCCGGCCTTAGCTCCGTGGGCGTTGATCACCACGTGACGGCGATCCCCGTCACACAGGGTGCACAGGGCACAGGTTGTCTTCTGGCCCGCTTCGATGCTGGCCTGACAGTGCACAGTGCCTGCAGGCGCTTCGATGTGTGCTGGCTTGACAAGGAAGGTCTTCCACCCATGAGCGGAAGCGTCCAAGAAATCAGCGAACCCATCGCACGATGCTTGGGCAATGCCCTTCAGGTGCTGCGCCCAAGGCTGCCGCCACTGATGGGTGTAGGCAGTGTGCTTAGCGCAGTGCTGAAGGATGTTGGCCCAGATCTCAGCCGGCACCATCGCCGGATCACCGGCTGAGCCGAACCGAACCGTGGCCCCATCAAACAGTTCCCAGCTGTAACCGATAGGCAGATAGCCACCGCGCTTGTAGCAGTTCCACACTGAGAGCGGGGCCTGATACCAGCGCACATAGCACGTGCCATTGTTGTAGCCAGCGTGTGGGCAGTCACCACACACGCTCCGTCCCCGTCCATCCTTAAAAGCATGGTGGGGTGGGCAGTCAGCTCTCAGGATCCATACCTGAAGCATCCGGCCCGTCTTGCTGTTGCCGCTGGCCTCAGTCAGGCCCGTGACAATGCAGACAATCGGGGCGCCATCGATAGGGCTGTTGCCCTGCCATAGAACACGCCCATTCCAATTGATGCCGTTGGTCATTGCCTTGGTTGGCGGTGCAAGCGGTTCGCTTGCGTGCCCTTAGTCTGCCCTCACTTGCCTTAGTGGCAGTGATAATGACACAATTTGTAACAGTCCAGCATTTCACGCAGCCGATCTCTGGGACTTCGGCGAGGTGGTCACATATCCGCTGGCCACAGGACGATCATGTATTTAGGCCTTAAGGGCTGGCCCGCTTGTCGCCGGGCCTCGCAGCACCAGCGCCGCAATGATGCCCCCTCACTTGCCTTAGCGCAAGCAGCAACGGATACATTCCCGATTGTCTTTAGGTTTGGATGATAGGAACTGTTCGGGCTGGTTCTTAATCCTCACTATCCTCATCAGTTTGTATCATTGACATTTCAGCACGTAGCTCAGGGTCAATAATCCACTCCTCCTCGATTGCCCAGATGTTTAATACATTCATGCGGGCTTCTTCGTCTTCGTCGCAGTTAACACCCTCGGGAACTTTATCAGCTAGGTATTGCAAACGTTGCCACGTTTCAGCGAGGGTTTTATGTATCAGCTGCTGCTGAATCTTGGTCTTCTGGGATTGTCTCATTGTTGGGCGACAGATGTTGAGAAGAATGCAGGCCAACACTGCGATCTCAGCGATGGGTACGTTTGTACCATGCCAAGGCGTGTCAGGCCTGCTGAATTGGCCCCCTCCCAGCGCATTAGATACCGGATCTAATGAGATGCCAGGCAGAGCTTGCGATTCCAGCGGCCACACCTAATCAGTAGCGATGGGGGGCCTGCTTTTTATCGAAGGGTGGGGGGTATAGGGGGGCAGGGCTCGCGACGCATTTGGCGCTATCCCTTTGGAAATTTGTGGCAAAATACTCAGACCTTCT